GTAGGCATCACTTTTTCTCCGGTTCTGGTTTAATAAGTTGTTCAGGGCAAGTACTTGTTGCAACACAAATAGGTGGCTTGCACTCAGCATTTTCCCAATTTTGAGGGTCTTGGCAAGGGTAACGAAATCTGTCTTCACAGGCAGACAATAGAACCAATGCCATCAAGCAAACTATTCTCATTTCTCTTTCTCCCTGTCTTTCTGTTCAACTTGTCTTCTTAACTTCTCAACCTTTTCAATCTGAGACTTAGCTTCATTTTTAGTCTCCAAGATGTCAAGATAAAGAATACCCATAATTGGCAACAAAAGAGCAATCAGTACGCAAGCCGCAATCCATCCCATCACTTCTTCCCCCAATGACTTACGAACAGTAACCACAGCCAAAGGTAGAGGAGGAATATAGAAGTCGCTATTACTGCTCCTAGCTTTGCTTGTAGGTTTCTTTCCTCCTCTTTGCGTAGCCATACCTCTTGCCTCTTGATAGCTTCTTGTCTCAACCTTGCCTGAGTTTGCTCCTCCTCAATCTTGTCCTTCATGCTGAAGACCTCTGAGTACAGTGCGCCCATCTCAGGAGGGCTTTGATACACCATACACTCACGAATCTGCACTACCAACGCATCCATCTCTTGCTGTGCCATCACCCTCTTTAAAGCCGCTTCCATGTGGTTTTGTTCAGGGTCATAGACTGTCAGACTCTTTTCTTCTTCTTCCCTTATGTGTGCCGCTAACTGTTCTTGAAGCCTGAAAAACTCTGTCAGATTCTTAACAATATCAACTTTTACTTGAGTTTCATCAACAGCAACATAATTCGATTTCTTAGACTTAGCCACAGGCTTTGCAACTTGAGGCTTTGGGCTACCAACAAAGAACTTGCGTAGTTTGCTCCAGAAGCCACCAAGTTCCTTGCCGATAGCCACAACTTCATCAGCAGTGGCTTTAATCTCAACAAAGGATTCTTTAGCTTGCTTATATAGGTCACAGCCAGCTTGAATCTGTTTGACAAGTCCTGCCGCAAGGAGGCAAATGCTAATCGGGTCAATTTTGTATCCTTATTTTTTCAAAGGAACATTTGAGACATCGAACTCATCTTTGGCAGATGGCGCACCAAAAGGATACTGTTGTTTTTCTTCAGCAGTAATGATGTTGGTTAAAGGCTCAACAACAAGTTTGGTAAATGCTGTTGGAGAGGTTAGCTTTTCTCTTGCTGTTGACAAATACTTGATTGCTTTTGCGCCTTTAGGGTCAAGCAGTGCTTTTGCCAATGTTCTTTGAGACAAAACAAGTGAACCACCAACAACAGCGGCTGAACCTAAATTTTCGGTAACTTTTTGTTGTTGCTCAGGACTTAGCAAAAAGAAATATCCAGTGCCAATTGCGGCTGTTGGAGCTAGTACATTCAATCCAGAAGTAACTGTTCTGTAATTCAGTCCGGGCATTGCTTTAGCTTCAACCAGACCCAACTTAGCACCTTCATTCATTTGCTTGATGGCGGCATCTTGTGGTGTATTGCCAAACAATCTGTTATATGTGTTTGCAAAAGCCTTGTCTTGTTCTAAGTTCTTTGCAAATTTCAACATATTTTCAGGTGTGCTTACCATCGCTTCAAGATAACCATATCGCAAAGCATCAACAATTTCATTTGCTGGTTTTTTTGATAACTTAGATGCCGCAGTCACAGACTTAAATAGGTCAAGAGTTGGTGTTTCTTTTCCAGCCGCAAACAAATATCCACCAACTTCTTCTGCATTCTTTGTTAATGCTTCTTGTATTGCGTCAGTTTGAAGACCTTGGATTCCTTGTCTATATGTTTTGGTTACATCTCTATATTTTTTTAGAGTATCACCTTTCAAGGTTGTGTTAGCAGAATAATCCATAGCTTGATCGAACTTAGAGATCAATTCACTTATGGTTTGTGAAGCACGACTATCCTTCTCGCTAGAAACACGAGAATTGTATTTATCTCTATTTTCCGCAAGCCAACGACTTCTTATTTGATGAAGTGTAGGAACATCCAATTCATTTGGTAAAACCTTCATTTCATTAAGAATAGATTTTTGACCGCTTGTTAAGGCAGAAGGGTTTGCCAACAATTTATCAGCAAAAGATTTAACGCTAAAAGTTGTGACCTTGGATGTTGAATCAGAAAAAATATCTTTATAGATTAAATCTACTGAATCACTTAATGATTTTTCACCTTGCTTTATAAAATTTTGTAAGATTTGACCAGATGAAAACTGTGAAGATGTGTTTGTCCTCAAAGCCATGTCAAGTTCAGGACTTTTTGCAAGAGACTTCAATATATCTTGTGAACCTGTCATCAAGGCATCTTGAATTTCTTTGTCTTTTCTTTTGAAAATATCATATGTTACTGGTGTAAGAGTTAAACCCTCTAAAGCAGAAAATAAGTTTGCACCTGTTCTCTGACTTGCTGGCAAGGATGAGTTGTATCTTTGTAAAAATTCTTCTGCGGCTTTGTTTGCATCAGGCGCATTACTAGAAGTAAAGCCAAGTTTGTCAGCACCAAAACGCAGAACCTTCCCAAGTCCTTTGAGAACAAGATTTCCACCAGCATCCCATGCGGCTTCTTCAATTCCAGCCTTTGTCGCTAATGACATAGATGGAACTTCACCTTTTGAAATCTGTTCATAAGTCTCACCAGCAAAACCACCAACACCAGCACCTATTGTGCTAATTGGGAATGGCAATGCTATACCACCAATTAAACCACCCATTTCTTGAGCACCAAAAGCATCTCTTTGACGATACTCAGGACTCATAATAGATTTGCTCATATCTATATTTGAGGGGGCTGTCTTATCTTCAGCCAGAGGAATATTGCTTACATCAAATTCGTCAGCCATTTCAGCCTCCAATATACAGTTCTTTTTTCAGTTGATTGATTTCAGCATCTTCTTCCGGTGTCTTGGATTTTTTACGCTTGACATTTGTAACCAACTCTTGCAATCGACCAAGTTTATTTTGGAACTCAATCCTTTGGTCGGCTTCATTGAATCCCATCAAAGAGTCTTTGTTTGCTTTCTTATAGTCTTTTGCTCTGTTATAGGTGTATTCATTTTCTGCAAGATCAACTTTCAGCAAACTAACCAATCTCTTGATTGTTTCTGGTTGTTGCAAAGCATTAGGTGCAGTCTTTTCCAAACTTGCCAATTCTTTTGCCGCCAACGAGCCGGGATAATTCTTGACTAATGGGAAGATGTATCTAGTACCCATTGCTTGAATAAGCTGAGTATTTGATGTGGCATTCTTTAGGTCGCTTCCAACAGGAATTCCAAGAGAAATCAAAGCACCAACAACAGCTTCTTTTCCTTCTGCAAACTTTCCAGTAAATGCGTTTTCCAAAGAAGTTTCAAGTGTAGCAATATTCCGCTTTGATGCAGTTCCTGCCGCAACAGAAGAACCAAGATTCTTGAAGTTCTCAGCAGTATATTTACCAGTTTCTTCAAACTCTTTCTTTTGTCCAGCCGCAAGAGCTTTGCCAAGAATACCAAAACCTTCACCAATAGTTTCTTCTAAAGATTTACCTTTAGTAAGTTTTTCAATCCTAGCTTTTAGTGTGTCATACTCAAATTTATCTTTAATAGGGTCAAGAGTTTTTATCTTATCAACCAAATCAAAGATTTCCTCTTTAGCTAGAGGCTTTGTTTCTTTAGATGTCAAGCGCAAAAGTTGAGAATTAAACTCTGTATTGAATTCTGGTGTACCTTCTGCACCTTTTTGCAATGCAAGTTTAGTTGCAATTTGAATTTCATTTGGAGTTGCTTCTTGTTTTTCTGATTTTTGTAATTGTGTTTTTTCTGACTCCAAGTCTTGATATTCAGGACTATCTTTAGACAAATTTCTCTGTGCCGCATTTATCTCACGGATGCGAGTGGCAACTTGTAAAGGTTGAGAAATAGATAGTTTGCGTTCTTTATTTGCTTGTGCAATTTTTACCAACGAACTTCTTGCATTGTCAGCAATTTTCATAGCCAAATCAGGAGCACTTCTGGCATATTTCTGAGCAACCATTAACTGTTGTTGAGGGTCACTTGGGTCAAGTTCACTCAAGATTTGCTGTTGCAAACCAATCATCTGCAATTGAGGGTCTTTACCACCCAAAGCACCACCAAGAACATCACCCAATTGTTGACCACCACGATAGAAGCCAAATTGCGCCTGTTGCATAGGTGTTAATTGTGCATAAGTCAAGGCTTCATCTTGCATAGCCCTTTGCCGTCTTTGCATATATTCCATCTCTGCCGCACGAGAGATTTCAGGGCTAAACATTCCACCCACAATAGATGAAGGTGCTTGTCTTGCGGTTAGTTGTGAATATGGTTCAGCATTCGGTATGAGTTGGGTATTGTCTAATACTGTTGGCTCAAAAGTAGAAAGATCAGTACTTCTACCCATAATTTCGTCAAACCTTTGTCTTGCCAAATCAGCTTGAGTAATTCTGTTTTGTCCTGCTTGCAATGTTAAATCGTCAAGATTTTCACTTGCAGTTGAAGGGGATGCAAAAAGTGTATCCATTGGAATTGTGTAGGTAGGGGTTGCCATGATTTATTCCTTAAATTCCGTAATATTCACCAAATGCTGATGGACTGATGTTGTAGCCAGCCGCACCAGATGGGGCAGAACCAGAGCCAAATCCAAAGTTTATTCCACCCAAGGCATTAGCTACGCTTTGTTGTGCATAAGGATTATTTCCAAATCCTGTCAATGCCGCACCCAATCCACTTTGCCCAGAAGCCGCTTGCAGAGTCCTAGCCGCACCCAATCCACCAGTTAATAGTGCTTGACCAACATTTGCACCAGCAGTCGCTGTTTGACCGCCTAAAAGTCTTCCCATTTCTAATGGCTGTTGACCAAGAGACTCAATGGTAGAACCAGCACCTAAATAGCTTGTGAATGGACTCAAAGCACCGACTTGACCAGCTTGATATTGACCCATTAAACCAGCACCAGAACCTAGCAACCCTGCACCGAAAGCCACATTCTGTTGACCAGCTTGTTGAGCCTGTGAAGCCAATGCCAAGTCTTGTTGTGCCAATGCGTTGTAATAGGCTTCCATCTCAGGAGTCGTAGCACCCAAACCACCAGCACCACTTGGACGCAATCCTGTAGCACCTACAGATAAACCACCACGACCTGTTTGGAACAATTGGTTTTGCAACTGAGCATATTGACGCTCACGGCTAGGAGCAAGCAAGTCTTGTTGCTGACGCATATATTGAGATGCAACTTGTTCAGGAGTCTGCTGTAGGTACTGCTGACCCAATCCAAACAGTCCTTGAGCACCTTGTTGAAGTGGCGCATACTGTTGCTGTGCCATCTCAGCTTCAGTTAAAGCACCTCCTGTAAGAGCCTGTAATCGGTCTTGATAGGCTTGTAATTCAGGGCTTACTGTGTAACCAGCACCAGATAGATAACCATCAGGGCCAAACTGGAAGTTAGAAGTGCCGTATCTAGTAGTTACCCCAACAGGGCGAAACTTAGCCGCTTCAGCCGCAATTCGTGCCGCTTCAAGTTGTGCTCGTGCAGATGTTTCAGCCGCACCTTTAGCGGCTTTTGCTTGCATTGAGCCGCCAAGCAGTGATGCTCCTGCTCCAATTCCTGCCGCTATCATTACTGGCATATCAATCTCCCTTAATCAAAATTTCATCCACTTTAGACGGGTCTTTCTCGTCAGTGGCGTGAATACAAAACCAAACACAATCTGTTATCGCTTTGACTCCATGAGTCAACCCTGCTTCAATCTCAATACACGCTGGTGCAGAAACAATATCAATCTCAGTACCACGCAACACAGCAACCTTGCCATGTGCCAATATCGACAAATGACTAAAGTCATGCGTATGCTTCAAGATGCTCATTCCCGCAGTAAAGAATGACTCTTTGGCATACAACCCATCACTGAAATGATGAGTAATCCGATATTTAGTGTCTTGAACCATCATGCTGTTCGCTTCCAAGCATACACAGTAATGTATGGCTGATAGTTAGCATTCGTGCCACTTGAGCCAGTTGAAGCATTGGTTGTTGCAACTGTGATTCCTGTTGTTGCAGTAGATGTACTTGGATTTCCTATAGTTGCACCACCAGACGCAATATTTCCAGCACCACCAGCACCAACTGGTACTGTATATGTATGATTGTGACCGTTGTCTGTGACCACTGAATTCGCTGTGTGAGTGTGGCTAACAACAATTGCATCTGCACTACCACCTGTTTCTTCAGCAGTGTCAAACAGTGCATTACTCGCATCAAAACCAACCATGACACGACCAGCACCAAATGCAGTCCATGTGCCAAAGCCAAGCAAAGTTGCAGGGTTAGTGCTTACAGAAGCATTTGTGTAGATAGAACCTACTGGGTACAACAAAGCAATTGCCGCTTGAACAAAAGCAGTTGTAGCTATAGTGGTTGTATTACTACCAGAAGACTGTGTAACAGCAATAGTACCTGTTGGCAGTGTAGGCGTACCAGTAAAGGTAGGACTAGCCAAATCTGCCTTGGTTGCAATGGCAGTAGCAATGTTGTTGAACTCAGTATCAATCTCAGTACCCTTGACAATCTTCAAAGGATTGCCAGAAGACAAATTGTCTTTTGTGGCAAAGTTCGTGCTTTTGGTGTAGTCACTCATAATATTCCTTTAAGTCATCTTGCCATTTTTGGCTTGAATTTCAATCTTCTGAATAGACAATGGAGTTCCATTGATGTCTGATTCATAACCTGTTTGCACAACCTTACCTGTTCCAGATGCCGAAACAACCAATGTCTGTAACGCAACGCCATCAGAATAATAAGCAATCGTTGTTGCATTTGCACCATACTCAGCAATGCCATAGTAATAAACATTTTGAGTTGGGATAGTTGCATTGTCAGACAAGTAGTTTGTCTTGAAGTCAAAACCCCATTTGAATGTAACAACTTGATTTGAACCGCCAATTACAACAGTTGACAACTTCTTCAAGATTGAAAGCACATTCTGATCGCCAAGGTCAGCATGGTTTGTGTAATACAACATACGATAAGAAGATTGGTAATCTTGATAAGTGTTGTAATACCCTACATAACCATTCTTACCAATGTAAAGACTTCCATCTCTACGAGAAAGCAAAGACTTAGGCGTGATTGAATCCCAAGTAGTAACCCTTGCAGAACCATCTTGCAAATAAGCCTTGGTATCAAAACACCAAGTGGTATCAATACTAGGAGTCACCAAGAGATAAAACGCTTCACGCTCTGAATAGACAGACTTGATATTAGCCAATGTCTCACCAGCCACAGCACCCATCAAGTCATTACGAATATTTTTAGACAAGTCTCTCTCAGGTGCAGACTTCTCTTGAATCGTTCTCATCAACGATCTAACACCAGAATTAGACAAGAACAGCACATCAGTGCTAGTTGTTTGAATACTGTCTCTGGCAATGCAACCAATGCCTTCAACAGTGTCACTTAGCGTCATGGTTGATGGTGAAGTAGCACCAGAATAAACAAGAATCTGACGCTTACCAAAAATGAACAAGAAACCGTTGTGAGCCGCTAAACCAGTAATCTGGTCAGCACCATTCACCCAAACATTGTTTACATTCAAAGAACCAGCCGTACCTGTTGACCACACATGACCAGCAATCAAGTCGCTGAAGTAAACAGTGGCATTCACAGAGTTTGTATTAGCCGCCCACAAACGACCAAACGCTGAAATAACAATGTCAGCATCAGGAACAGTAGCGGCATAACCTGTCTTCTCAGACACTCTACGATATGTTGTAGTCGATACAGCAGGGTCATAAATCAGTGGGTTAAATCCAGACTGAAAGAAATATGTGATGCCATTCAATGACGCACATTGCCAATTGCTTGCAGTGATAGTTGGTGCAGTACCCCCACCCCCATAGGTGAGTTCGGTAACTACATTACTTGCTCCAAGTTTGAATATCTTGTTGTTTCCAGCAAACAAAACAGTCAAAGAACCATCAGCCTGAACTAACTCATGGATTACCTTGACATCATTTGCGCCCAAGTCACCAGAAGAAGCATTTACTCTTGACCAACCTTTGCGTGAACCAATACGACCATACTGGTCAATGATGCAATTAGTCGCAACTAAAGCAAAGCCAGCATTCAAATCAAGAGGCGAGTCTTGAGTATTCAGCCCATAAAATCCGGGGGCTGAGATGCTGTAAGTTTGAATTGCTTGGCTCATATCGCCACAAACTCCTGATTCTCAGGATAGCGTGTGCCTTCCAAAGCAATGTAGTCAGACAACATAGATTTGTATAGCAAGTAAGCCTCAGATGAAGACAGACCACCATCTTCACCACGCTCTACCAATGCACGAGCATAGGCATTCTGAGAAACCAAAACATCAGGCACAGCAATAATAGTTGCATCTAATGCCAAGGTAGCTTGAGGCACTGTAAGGCTAAATGGGATGCTATACACGCCATCAGGATGAGGATACAGCGTTACCTTAGTGTTGTAGCTACCATCAACACCATCAAAGGCGTAATAAGCAGGAATGCCATCAACAGGAGTAGAAAAGTTCTGAAACCTGTTCATGGATGCAAAATCAATGTTCTTCATGCGTAGATTGCTTGTGACATTCAACACATCAAGAACTTGGAATTTCTGACCAGCACCTGTTAGGGCATAAGAGTATGTGCCTGAAGTAGTGCTCAGAGTAATTGTTGTACCAAGAACATTCC